AACTCAAGACAGTGGAGTTCCAGATTCTGCTACAGAAGCTATTATAACTAATTTAGCTAAAAGATTAGCACCTTCTTATGGTAAAGTAGTCTCAAGAGAAACTAAAGTTGCTGCAAAGAAAGCATATGATACTTTACTAATGAGAGCGTTAGCACTGTACCCACACGAAAAACAATTCCCTGGTACATTACCTGTTGGTCAGGGATACAAACAAAACAACTACGGAAGTAGAAGAAACTTTATGCCTAAACCAAAAGATGATGTTGAGGTTGGGCCAGACTCTATTTTGGATTTAAACTAATGTCACAAATAAATCAATTATCATCAATAAGTACAAGTGAATTAACAACAGGTGATAATCTTGTTGTTTGGAGTAATCAAAATGGTGATTCTAGAAAGCTTTCATTTGGAAATCTTGTTGACTACATACAAAGCAATATTACTGCTGGGACTTTTATAACTACTATATCTACACCAGGTGACGGATTTAATATTACTATTGAGCAAGATAGTCAAAATAGATGGGCATTACTTAGACCTACAGGTTCTTTAGCCACAGGAACTATAGTTTTACCAGCACCAGCAGTTTCTATTGATGGACAAGAAATACTAGTAACAACTACTGCTCAAATAGCCACATTTACTTTAAATGGTAATGGTGCTTCAAATGTATATGGTTCGCCTACTGTTTTAGCAGCAGACGATTCTTTCAAAATAAAATATAATTCTCAAACAACTTCTTGGTATAAGGTAGCATAAAATGAACAGACAAAACGCATTCGGACCATCTTGGGGAAAAGGAGTAATCCTAGCAACATCAACTTCTACAGGTAATACTGAAGTAGGAATTAATGCATTCAATGTTGTAATAACAAATCAAGATGGTACAGACGGTATGTACGTTGCTTGTGGTGATTCTACAGTTACAGCAACTACAGCAGACTACTACCTTCCACCTAACGGACAGGTTTGTATAACTAAGAAAAAAGAATATACTCACGTTGCTGCTATTGCTGTAGCAAACACACCATCAATTCATATTATACCTGGGCAAGGTGTTTAATGTCTGGAAGGTCGAGAGGGAGTGGTAGGTCAAATCCTACTGCTATACCTGTTGCTTCTCAAGGCATTGTATTGCCACCATACAGATTGATTGATGATGAGGATAATTCTCTTGTTGATGATGAAGACAATTACATAGTTTACCAGATATAATATGGCTTTAACACAAAATAAATACTTAACAGTAACAACATCTCCAGATGGTAATAAGCAGTTAGTTACAACTGCATCTTACGGTGATTCTGAAATAGATGGACTTGACGAGTGGGAAGTTTCTGCTGGTAAGCTTCAACCTAAGAGTGGTGTAGCTCCTAACGGAGTTAGTATAGCTACTGCTGCTACAGAATATGCTGGTACAGGGGATGATGCAACAGGAGATTTTAGTAATAGACAAAGCCTGGTTGAGTATGACACAGATCATTTTCAATTAGTAACACTTGGAAGTAACTTAGCGTCTGGTCAAACAAACTCTTTCAGTGGGGGATGGTTACTTGTTGGTGACGGTGACTTAACAGACGGTAGTGGTGGAACAGCAGTATATTTATCTACTGGAGCAAGCTCTGAAACAATGACTATAGATTTCGGTTCAACTACTGATTTTAATAGAGTTAGGCTAATGTCTGGTGGGAGCGTAGCAACTCCAACTGGATGGACAGTATCAGGTAGTGCTGATGATATATCTTACGACTTACTTGATACAGCTAGTGGGCTAAGTTCTGTTGCAGTAGCTGGTAACTACCAAGAATGGTTCAACTTAGATGATTTGTATTCATACAGATATGTAAGAATACAATCTACAACTACTAATGCTAGTGTCGCTGAAATAGAGATAGGTTCTTATGACGATGGTGTTCACACATCAGTTGACTATAATACTGGCAGCGGTGTCGCTAATATAGCTTCGGCTTCGTTAGCTTTGGTTGATGAAAGCGATGTAACAGTAGGGGATTCTTCTATGAACATAGCTTATTCTCTTGATAATGGCACTTCATTCTCAGCATCTATAACTTACGGAGCGTTCAAAGCTTTAGGTGAATTAGTTACTACTGGAAACTTGGTTATCAGACATTTTTTAACAGATGGTGGAGCTACACTAAAATCATCGACAATAGATACAACAAGCTCTGAGTCTTTAATATTAGATGCTGGCTCTTTTAGTGTTATTGTAAATGCTGCTTTAGTCGGAAGAATGTCTAGTGCTGGATACACATTTCCAGATGCAACTGTTCAAGCAACATCTATCGAAAACTTCTTAGCTAATTTACCAACCTCAGACCCAGTAGTTGCTGGAGAGGCTTGGAGCAATTCTGGTGTCGTTACTATTTCGGCTGGTTAATGGGAAGAGGAAGATCAAGAGGAAGAGGTATGTCGAATGTTACTGCATCGCCAGTAGCATCTCAAGGTGCAAGTGCTGCCGCTTGTTTTCAAACATATTATGATGGTGTTGATGATTATTTCACAACTACAGACGCATCATTAAAAGCTGCTGGTCAATACACTATTGCTGGTGAGGTTGACTTCGATTCTATATCTGCTAATGACACAATATGGGGAGCTAGAGTTCCTGCTGGTGGAATGAATATATATATGAGTTCTAATGGAGCAATGAACTTTATTGTTACTGATAGTGGTGCTAATTCAATACCAGTAACATCTGTTGGAGCATTTACTACTGGTGCAGGATTTCAAACTTTTGTATGTGTTGTTAATGCAACTACTGCTAGTATATATGTAGATGGTTCTTTAGATGGAACTGGTGCAGCAAGTCTTACATCTGGTTCTGGTGCAACAACTGCTACACCACATTTATGTACAGCACACGATGCTACAAGTAGAGTATTTCACGGTTCATTAAGAAACTTTACTATTAGGTCTGGTGCTACATCTACTCCTACTGCTTGGACTCCTACAGACCCTACATCTTTAGTTGGAACCACAGGTATATTGTATTCAACTAAAGGTAATGATGAAAATGATGATGGTATTTCATTTACCAAATTTGGTGACCCTGTTACGAGTGCTTGCCCATGAGTGTAGTCTACGGATATTTAGATACAGAAGATGTGCCATTAGTCAATGAGTTAATATTGGACGTAAATACTTCTACTAACTTAACTGGTGATTTAACTAAGATTAAATGGTATTCACCAACACCAACAGAAATAGCAGATTTAGTTTATGCCGAGATGGATAGACCTACAGCTATGGCTTACTATAAGAATCCTGAGAATGGTTGGGTACCTTTAATATAATGCAGATATCTATACTAAACGGTATATACACAGATAACGACCCTAACGTTAGAGAGTCTTATCCATTAAATATGTTGCCTGTTGCGCAACAAAGTGGTATTAGTGGTGGTTATCTTAAACCAGCAGACGGTATTGTAAAAGTTGGTGATGGCTCTGGAATAGCTAGAGGTGGTATTAATTGGAACAATGAGCTTTACAGAGTATTAGGTTCTAAGTTAGTTAAAGTAAATGCTAATGGAACAATAACTGAGATAGGTGATGTTGGTAATGATAGTTTACCTGTTACTTTTGATTATAGTTTTGATAGATTAGGTATAGCATCAAACAACAATTTATTCTATTACAATGGTACAACATTAAGTCAAGTTACAGACTCAGATTTAGGAACTGTTCTAGATGTGATCTGGATTGATGGTTATTTTATGACTACAGATGGTGAGTTTTTAGTTGTTACAGATTTGAATGACCCGACAAGTGTAAGTCCATTAAAGTATGGTAGCTCAGAGATTGACCCTGACCCAATTGTAGCTTTAAAGAAAATTAGGAATGAAGTCTATGCTGTGAATAGATACACCACAGAAGTATTTAATAATATTGGTGGTTCTGGATTTCCATTTCAACGTAAAGCTGGAGCGCAAATAGAAAAAGGATGTGTTGGAACTCACGCTTGTTGTATATATAATGATGTATTAGCATTTATTGGTGGTGGAAGAAACGAACAACCAAGTATATATCTAGGAGCAAACTCTGGAACTCAGAAAATAAGTACAAGAGAGATAGATGATATATTAAGTTCATATACTGAGTCTGAACTATCTAATGCTTATTTAGAAGAAAGGAATGATAAGAATTCACTAATGCTATATGTTCATTTAACAAATGAAACTTTTGTTTATGACGTAGAAACCAGTCAACAATTACAAAGACCTATATGGTCAAAGCATATAACAGATACAAGTTATAAAGCTAGGTATTTTGTTTATGCATATAATGGATGGCAAGTTGCTGACCCAACCAGTACAAGTTATGGATATTTTGATGATTCTGTTTCAACTCATTGGGGTAATAAAATAACTTGGGAATTTGGTACTCAAATGGTTTATAATGAAGGTAATGGTGCAATATTTACTGAACTTGAATTAGTTGCTTTAACTGGAAGAACTACTCTTGGAGAAGAGCCAAGAATAAGCACAAGCTATTCATTAGATGGCAAGAGTTGGAGTCAAGATAGATATATATTATCTGGAAGGATAGGCCAAACAGAAAAGCGTCTCCAATGGAGAAGGCAAGGTTTTATGAATAACTTTAGAATGCAGAGATTCAAAGGTGACTCTGATACTAGAGCAAGTTATCTTAGATTAGAAGTTAAGTTGGAACCTCTAGAAAGATGAGTGCAAGTATAGGGAGAAGAGTGGAAGATCAGAAAACTATAGTTAGATTAACAAGTATAAGTGCATATATAGCTTTAGCAGCATTTGCTGGTGCTGTAGTATTATGGTTAGGTGATGCAAGGATTGACCAAGGAACGAGAGCTTTATCTGATAAGCAGATTAAGCAAGATGTAAGAATTGATAACTTAGAAAAAACTAATAGAGAGAATGCTATCTGGAAAAAGAGAATTGAGGATAAGCTTGATAGAATATTGGAGTTGATGATTAAAGATGGCTGAAGTCTTAAATATCAACCGTGATGAACTGGCTAAGTTTTTACCTAGTCACGAAGCTATCATTCAGTTTGAAAACCTGTTTAATAGTGTTGAATCGATAATTAATGATACTGATGGTCAAGATACATTATCTGAAAGCACTTTATCTTTAGCTAATTCTGCATTAGTTCAGTTAAAAGATAAACTTGGAAATAGTTTTGAGTCTGTTAATAAGAACCTAAAAGATTGGGCTAAGGCATTATCTTATACTGGATTAAAATTGAATTCAGAAACATTCACAAAAGGTGGTAAAACCATCACTAAGACTTATAATTACACCAGCAATTTGCTAACAAGTGTTGTTCTAAGTGGTGATACACCAGCAAGGATTGATTTGACTAAAAGCTTAACATATAGTGGTTTGAATTTAACAGGAGTTGCTTACTCGTGATAGCTACTCCATTAACTAAGACTGTTAAGATTGACCCAGATCAAGTTCAAGAGAGAAATGGTCAAGAAAACCAAAGGGTATTTGACCCTTCATCTTATGATGTACTAACACAGATATTAAGCGAATTAAAGGCGGTTCGCTTCCATTTACAAATTTTAACAGAGGTAACAGACGATGATGATTGAGAACGGTGTCGGTGACGGCAAAAAAGCAAGAGTGGATAGTAATAACCAACTACACGTATTTGCAGTAACAGAAGATGAACAGAATAGTGCAGCAGAACATGGCTATTTATTTAATGTAAATACTGGGATTATTGCTCTTACAGGAACAAGTGATAGTGCTGTATTGTATTTTAAAAACAATGAGGGTGCAATAAATGGTGAAAGTAATATCATTATCACCAGTTTGATATTTGGTTTATATACACGTTCAGCAACTATAACAGATACAGCGACTGCGACTCTTATAAGAAACCCTACTGCTGGTACTATCATTGACGATGCTAATGTTGCATCAATGATAAGTAATTCAAACTTCGGAAGTTCAAACACTTTGGATGATTCTTTGATTTATTCTGCATCTGCTACAGGAAAGACTTTAACTGACGGAACAGATCACGCAAAAGTTATACTCACAGAAGGAAGAACTGCTGCACCAGAGCTTAACATTGACCTTGCAAAAGGTTCTTCGCTAGGTGTTAAAGTTGACCTTAATACTTCTGGTGGTGCTGATTTATATATTGCTGCTGTATGTTACAGGAAAGAAGGTAATAACATTTAATGATTAAGTCTGTTCTAGTTGATGGAGTAGGGACTGGCAATAAAGCCAAGGTAGATGATGAGGGTGCATTGCAAACAGTTGTGCATCCTCACCCACCATTCAATGAAGAAGAAACATCCGTACCTTACCGAGAAAGGTTCACAGATGGTGCTGGTGCAACTAATATGAACGTTGATGGTTCAGTGACTAATGTTGAGTATTTCATACAAGCTAGCTCTAGCCAAGACATTTATATAAACTCATTATCTCTTAGAATCGGTGACGGAGGTTCACCAACATTAAATAAGTTTGGTGCTTTAACTGCATTAACTAATGGTGTTGAGTGGAAGTGGGTTACAAGTAATCTAGGAACTGAGATACTTCACGAAGGCATTAAAACAAACCTTGAGTTTATTAGAACAGGCCATAAGACTCACGCTATCGGTACTGGAACAGATGCTTATTTAGCTGATGTGAGTGGTGGTGCATCTGAGAAAGCTTACTTACCTATAATTGATATATCTGAGCAATTCGGTAAGCCTTGGGGAATAAGATTAAGAAAAGGCACTGAAGATAAAATGGTATTTGTAATAAGAGATGATTTAACAGGTTTAATAAACTTTGATTGCATTGCATACGGAACAAAATTTTAATGTCTAACGAGATTAACATTTCACTAGAAACAGGATTAACTTTAACCTCAAAGGTTTTCACATTCACAGGAACTCAACAAGGTTCTGACATTTCTATGACAGAGGTTTCAACAGGACAATATTCAGGAGATTTTGATGTTTCGTCTGTACCAGATGGTGCTTACATTGTCATGGTGTTTAATAGTGATGAAAATCGTGGTTTTGGTGGCTTATATGTTAGGAGTGGAGTTGAGGTAAGTCAAGAGATATTTGCTACCTGGTATGATACTATTGTAGGAGGTAATTCATAATGGCAGTAGAAAGCAAAGAATTAATACCATCAAAAACTATGGAGTCTGCTCAAACGACTCAATACACAGCACCATCTTCGTCAACGACTACTGTAAAAGCTATCATTGATACGTTTACGGTGACGAATTACAGTGTTTCAAGTGCTAATATCAATATGTGGTTTGTTCCTAGTGGTGGTTCTATAAGCAAT